CCGATCGAGGTGTTTCGTCGGTTAGAAAGATCAATGGGGGTCGGTGGTGTCCTGTGGCTCACAAAAAAACGCCCCCCTTTAGAATAATTACATCTTTTACATGCAGCAACTAAATTATCGTCCGTATCTAATCCACCTACTCTGCGTGGAATGACATGATCTACTGTATCAGCCTCTTGTGCACAGTACTGGCAGATGTAGCCATCTCGCCTAAGTATTCTCTCTCTTGTCTTACGCCACGTTCTTGTGCCTACACCTGGCTTTGCCATCAATACCAGCCTTTCTTCTTATGAAAGGCGAGCGCATTACATGCTGTTTGATGTCTGTGCTTTATGTACTTCAAGCCTTGATCAATCTGTGTATATGGATCTTTAGTCTTTGTCTTTAACAGCTGTGCTATTCCATACGCACTTGACTTAGGATTCTTTGCTGTTGGTATCCATCTTGATTCTTTATACCAGAGATCACTTAAACAATAGAACTCTTTGAAATCATGGTTTAACTGCATGAATGCGTACTGCTTGTAGATGTTTTTGTTATCTGCTTGTACTGGCTCTAAGGCTATTATCTGGCTTACAGATATAAGTATCCCAATTAGGTGCCACCTTGCGAGCCATCCCCTACGGGGCTCGCCTTTTCGCCCTTGAGGCGAATGTCTTCTAAAGGTTATCATATGAATGCAAATCCTTTCGTATAACCGCAGGTCAGACGGCATTTCTTTACTGTTTACATGCACCGCATTTATTAAATTGCATTTTCCAAGATCCACATAAATGGCATCTTTCAACTTCTTTATCCATAATATCCTCATCCAATCTGGCACCTTTACGATAGCATTTTTGGCATTCCGCAATAATGATTCCAACGGGCACATCCCATCCATATTCAATCTCAAATATAGTGGGCTTCTTGCACGCATTGCATTTCATCATTACGCCTTCGATCATGGCTTAGCACCCCAGCCCCTACCTTTAAAGATTGCTGGTGTAACTGCAAACACTTTACGCATTTCAGCCCCACAAATATCGCAGCGAGGGGTTTCATGGTTAAATGGTAAATCAAATTCCACAATAACCTCCTCGCCTGGACATTCATAGTCATATTTAGGCATGATGGCCATAATCGATTCTGTTAATTACTCCACACCCTACGCATTTGAGCAATCCCTCCACATGCACCATTCTTGGATCATTACACATATCGCAGCATTCATTCAGCGGCACTACGTCCGGCACCACTGTGCCATCTGAATGAAACTTAATGCGTAAGCGACCCTCCTGAATTATTTCTAACTCGCCCATTTATTTGTCCTTATCTGGATCTGGAAAATAGAACTTGCCATTACTTGTAGTTTTAGCCCAGTGCGGTTCGCATTGATCGGCTTTGCTTTTTTCTACACATACATAACCTAGAAATGGTCTGCCTGTTTTAGATGTTCCCTCTTTGCGTAGCATTTGACCATGCTTACAATCAAAGGATTCGCCTACCTTTTCGGCATTTAACTCTTTGGCAACATCATCAACTGACCAGGCTAAAGGTGCTGGTTCTTCTAGTTTAGGTGCTGACCAATCTGCGTTGCGTAAAGCATCAACTACAGCTGCGGTTCTTGTTCCAGGTGCTCCGTAAGATGGTTTTGTATATTCTTGGTTCGCCTTGACAACCTTTTGCATTTCTTGCTGCGATGGTCTTTTGCCTTTGGTAGCGTATCCAGCATTTGCCAAAGCCCTACCAATTGCAGAAGTTTCGCAATTCTCAAGTGCAGAAGTTTGATTAACACCCCTCGATGCCACTGTTTCTTCAGCGATACCGCTTGTCCAAGCCTTCGCATCAGCCTCAGTTCTATAAAGCCTAGCCATAACAATAAAGCGATCTTTCGATGCTTCCAGTAATTCGGTTTCAATACGCCCATCTTCATGTTCCTTCCAGAACTTTTCCAATCGGACTTCGACTGGCTCATAATCATCTAAGTTAAAACCCATAATCTATCTCCTGTTTCCCTTGTCGGTATTCTTGTTGGGCACGTAAATCCCAGACGCTGCCATCACTCCAAGATTCCAAAGTGTGTCTGCATTTGTCGCAGTAGGCTCTTTGTAAGCCATTGTTGCTCGTTGAAATCCATGTCGCAGGGTTTTGACCTTTGATCGTATGGGCTCCATATTGATTCTTACAGTAATCACACCAAACATTGCGATTAGAATTTTTCGTAATCATCGCTCAGCTGCGCTTCGAGGACATCTTCGTAGAATCCCAAATAAGCGACTGAATCTGCAATTGAGTCATGATGTGATGGCGTTTCAACCAGACGAGCGATTTTGAGCCCGACCATACAAAGCACAACCTGGTGCGCTGTAATTGGCATGTCGAGAATACCTGACCAGATATCAGCAATTCGCTTGTGGTTGGTATATGGAGATCCATAAATTCGACCTCTGTCTTGTGATAATAATGTTGCTTCTGCAAATAGCTGCTCACGATTATCGGACATTTTGTTTAGCCATCTTTACGCCTTGCTCGTAACCAGCAAGCCAGGCTTCATCTGTTTTCTTATTCATGCGCTCTTCTCGCCAAGCCATAAATCCCCACAAAGCAAATGTGCCAAAGATAATTATGGCAACTGCTTGTGTGTCTGTGATGTTTTCCATTTTGCTCCCGATCTCAGGCGTTTGCCTGTTGGGATTAAGTATGTGCTAGATCAGCGACAATCTGTATAAGTGTGATGGCGTGTCAGATAACAATACTGTTATCAATAACATCAACGGCATCATCAATTGTGCGTTCTTTGTAGTCTGTTTCCCTAGACATAGGATTTTCCTAAAGCTGTAAACGATCCATCTTTGTTAATAGGGACTAGCGTGGGGGTCATGTTCTTACCATCCCATTCTAGGATTACGATGCCCATAGCCCAATTGGCTATACCCTTAGTATAGGATGCTTTTGACTTGTTCATCAGGTTTCCGGTTTCTATGCCCCAAATTGTCCTGTAATTGGCTCCTAAGCCCTCTGTGTAGGCACTTAGCCCTAACTTATGAGTATGACCACAAACAACGCTCTTACCAGCCTTCTTGGCTAGATTAAGGGCAGTTATGCCTGGATTCGGGTTTGCATTACCTTCATCGCCATGTGCCAAGATCCAACCCTTTTCAAACTCATAAAAGGTCTTATGAAATGTTATGCCCATTGTCGCAAAGTCCATGAATTTTTCGTACTGTAATTCAGGTAGGCTGATTAAGCCAGGTACTTTTAAAAGAGTGTTGTATAGGCGATCAGTATGATTAGAGCGGACAATATGAGCCTCTCTAGCGTGCTCGGTGAGATCCCAGAGAATCGACTGAGTAAGTTCACGATCCCTGTGTAAAGTCTGCTCATAAGCCAAAGGTGTTTTTTCAGCCCAACGGCTAATGGTTTGAAAATCAATCTCATCACCAACATTAAGTACACTGTCAAACTTCTCCCGTCTTGCTAACTTGATAACATTTTTAACAGCTGCCTCATGGTGATAAGGAATCTGTAAATCTGAAATAACCAAGTATCGCTTAATCGAAATCCTCATCGTCATCAGTTGGATCAATCGAAGGAATGATCGCACCATCTCCGACAATCCAGTCGGGTAGGGTTTGTTTCTCGGACATCAGGTAGAGCGCAATTGCTTCTGAGAATCCCGCTTTACGAGCTGCTTTGTAGCATTCTTGCAAAGCCATGTAATGCACATCCAACTTAGTTAATGGCTCTGGCGACTTACGCACAATCCGCTTCTTTGCAACCTTCTTACGAAGTGCTTGCTTTTTGCGTGTGTTTGCCATGTTTAAAATTATCGCTCTAGAAGTATGTTATAGATCTCATCGACACGCTGATTAAGGCGTTTAATTTCAGTCAATAAATGGCTGATGACATACCCAGCAAATCCGCCTAATATGCCAATCGTTGCAATGTAAAGAGTAAAGAAATCCTGTTCGGTCATAGTTTAGTCGTTATGCCGTATTCAGATTCTTTTGGATCTAATGCTTTGACTAGCGGTGCTACAAGTGCACCAAGCAATACTGCGTACTCTGGTCGCATATCTCCAGCAATTGCCAGGGCTACTGTAAGTCCAGAAGCTGCTACAGCTCGCAGGTAAGATTTGATTGCTGCTTTATGTTTCTTGCTTAGTTTCATGCTTTGCCTCCGAGAAGTGGGATGTCGAAAAACGATCTGTCCTGATCTCCCGCAGGGCTAAAGGAAATGTGGATGTGCGACTTGTGTGGGTTAAATCCTTTGTAAGTCCTGTATTTCCAATTACCTCTAGCAGACATAATTTTACCATCAAAGATAATGTAACTGATGCGTTTGCGTTTATCCGCTTTGGCGTAAAGTCGCAGCTGTTCAACCAAGTGAATTGCCAAACCCTTGATTTTATTTAAATCTTTGTCCACATCAATAGCGCGAACCACGCCCGTATCGCTAGTCGGATTGTGGTCGGATTTAGATTTTGAATGCCTAGCATCGCCAATCCAACCATCAGAAGAACGATCCCGATCTGGAAAACAGTCATCAATTTGCTCCCGTAATTGGACTGCTGATTTACTCAGCCAGGGTTTCAATTTCATGCTCCTGGTTATTACATTCCCAACGATATGTGGTTGTATTAAGAGTTAATTCTTCATGCCCACATTCAGGCTGCGGAGCAATAAATGCATCGGCTTCTTCATCATAAAAAAACCCAATTCCAGCAAAGTTGTAACGTGTATTAGAATTATATGAAGTACGTTTAACTTTGTATGGAGTATTTAATGCGTAATAAGTTTCAGTGTCTAATCCATCGATTAATTCGGTTTCATCTTTGCCCACTGTAACTGTAACAACTATGTTGTTTTCATCTAAATATGCGTAATGCGCCATTATGCCCAACTTACTGTGTCTGAAACACCTGCTGCGGTTACTGTTGAAATTTTAAAACTTCCGCTTGTAATTGTTGATTGTGTTACGCCACCGCTAAAAGTTGCTGAATAAGCCGCTGGGTATTTTAACAATACAATTCCTGAACCACCATTTCGAGGAGAATTGCCTCCACCTGTGTTTGCGCTTCCTGCTCCACCACCAGTATTAGCAGTTCCGTTTGCAGATGCTCCACCGCCATCTGTTGCAGTTCCAACAATAGTTGTACTTGCTCTACCTGCACCACCTCCGCCTCTTGCAATACTGTCAATACTTGAAGTTAAACCTGCTCCGCCATTTCCACCATAATTACTTGTTCCACCATTTTGCCCCTGGGCACCTGCTCCACCGCCACCACCGATTGAACGATAACTTGAATTGTCTGTTGATCCTGAACCACCTACAAAACCTTGCGTTGGTGAAACAGGAGAACCACCTGCGGTAGTTCCTGTTGCTGCACCACGACTTCCACCACCTGAGCCACCAGTATTTCCTGAAGCACCTACAACATCATCTCCGCCACGACCACCGCCAGTTGAAGTAATTGTGCTAAAAATTGAATTAGCACCATTTGATGCTCCCGAACCACCAGCGCCAATTGTTAAAGCATAGGCTACAGATGCAGATAAATTTAAGGTTGATTCTGCGCTTCCACCACCACCAGTTGTTCCAACTGAAGTTCTGTATCCACCAGCACCAGAACCAGCATTTTCAGTTGTACCAGTAACACCGCCTCCGCCAGCAATAACTAAATAATCAACTGTCAAAGGTGGCAATGCAGCCCCAGCAAAAAACCCTAATAACAAATTAGGCAATTCCGCCCACCACGATCCAAGAGTTTGCAGCAATCTTTACGCAACTAGCTGCTTTTTTTGTTGCAAGTGTTGGTGATGCCGCAACTGCTCCTGCTGATGTAACTGTTGTTGTTCCTGATGTAACTGCTTTAATAGTTGTCGTTCCTGCACCTTTGCAATAAACGTTTAGTACTGTGCCAGTTGGAAATGCAACTGATGCATCTGTTGGGATAAGAAAATCATTTGCGCCAGCGTTGTCCATTGTTACGACTTTGTTTAATCCATCTGCTAATACAGCTGTGTAAGTTGCGCCAGTTTGTGCATTGATTGCAACACCCTTAAAGGAGGTGTCGATTGCTCCAGCAAGGGTTCGGATCGCTAATGCGCCATCTTTGACCAGATCTGTATCGTCTGGGGTTTCCCACCCAAAGTTGCTTGTGTTTGCCATTTTAAGAAATTACTCCTATCGCTGTCTGCCAGGTAATTGTACCTGATAATGTGTTCCATGCCTCGGATGCATTGACCTCATTCCATTGTTGGAATATGGCTGAGAACTCTATTGGGCTGAGGTTGATGGTCAGGTATAACTCGTTAAATGATGTGCTCCATGACCAACCCTCTACATAACCTTCAAAACGGCCTCCAGAGGCTATTTGAGGCGGTAAATCGGTGATGGTGAGAGGTTGACCCATGAACACTCCTAAAAGGTGATCTCGGTCTGTATCGTCTAATTCTGGGTTTGTAATTGGGAATGTGATGCTGTCAAATACTGGGTAAGGATAGGCTCGAAGATCCAGGTATCGATTAGCAATGTTTTCTGCATCTGATTGATTCTTGATGCTTGAGTTAATGCTTTCTGATTTGTATCCATAAATCGAAATGCTTGTGGCATCTAAAGCAACTTCTAAATCGTTAAAATTGTTGCCATAGTTAAGGGCTATATCGTTGCGGATATTTCCTGCCTGGGTTGTAGTTGTTAATCCTGCTCCAATTGCTGTGTTTGCTGAAACCTCAATTGCTCCATTTGCAGCTATGTAATTTTGGCGATGGTCTTGATCTGCATAACCGATGTTGCCAGCACTGTCCTCATACAAATATCCAAAGGCTGAATTGGCTATCTGTGAAGCGATGTTGTAAATCGTATCTGTAGCAGATCCACGATTGACCATTTCATATTGACCAGGTTGATCTATCTCGCCAAGTCCTAGATTCTCAGCAGTTGCCCATGTTTGTGTTGCATCATAGGTTGCCCATGTTTCTGCAGCTGATACGCCAACCCAGTCGCCTAATAAGAATTCTGTAAGCAAGGTATAAATCTGATCTCCGTCAAACTCTGATGTCAATACGCCTTCGCTGATAGTTTTAGCCAATCGAGCAAGGGAACCCATAGCAATCAAGTTGTATGAGTAAACTTTGCCAACTGATCCAGTAACGCTTACTGTGGTAGTTATGTCTGTGATGTTGCCACCAAAGAGAGTTACATAAGTGTCAGTGCTATCTTTGACTTGCAAGGTTAATGAATCATTAATATCAAATACATAGTTTTCTTCTTCTAAGGCAACTAAAGCAATTTCCATGTATGACGGGTTTGGCTGGATATAAATATCATCACGACCAGATGCGTGAGATATATCTGCAATTGCTACGTTTGAATAATTAACGCCATTAACAAGCAATCGCCATTCAGGCGTAAAATCACTCATTACTGGAATCTTCTAATACTTGCACCATCAAGTGCCGGGATTGATCTGGCTGATGATTTAGTTAATACCTTTGCAACCGCTCTAGCTGCGCCTTCTGAATCTACTGCCTTGACTGTAATGTTATTAGTTACACCTGCTCTAGCAGTTGGGTTTCTATCCAATCCAGTGCTTGACGGCACACTCGGAACTGATTGACCAAGCATTTGTCCAGTAAGTGATGGGTTTGGAATGTAGCCAATATCTGCACCTGGCTTAACAACGTTAATAACTCTAATTGCTTGATTAGCAAATTCAACTAATACTCCAACGGCTTCTCTGATAAATGTAATAAATCCTTGAACAATTCCAATAACACCAGTTACAACTTTGCCAAAGGTTTCAAATCCTTTTTGGCTTTCAGTTAATCCTGCACTTAGTCCTTCATCTCCAGTTAATCCTGCAATAAATGCGTTTAATGCTGGAATGCCTGAATCGTTTAAGAATCCAATAAATCTTTCAACTGTAGGCAATAAAGCAACGCCTAGTGATTCTTTGGCTTCATCGAATGCAACCTTTAAACGATCAATCTTGCCCTGGAATGTTTCAGCATTAGCAGCTGCTGCGCCACCATATAATTCTGATAACTTTGCCTGAATTTCTGTAAATGATAATGTGGCTAATTCTGCTTTAGATAAGCCAAGTCCTAATCTGCCTAATGATGTTGTGTTGCCATCCTGGGCACGACCTAATGCATTGGCTACTGATTCAAGGTCTTTGCCTGATGCTTTGCTGATGTCTAATGCAAGGGATAACAACTTTTGCGCTTCTACTGTATCTTTTGTAGATACTGCCAATCTCTGTAATGCTGGACGTAGTGCATCATCGGCAACGCCAGTGGCAAGGCTAGTCTGCAGGATCATGTCCTCAGTAGCCTTTATTTGGGCATCTGTTGCCCCTGTGGCAGCCTTTAAGGCATTGGCTAACCTAAGTTGCGCTTGCTCATCTTCGATTGCTGCTTTAACGCCATCAACGGCTAATTTCGTGGCATAACCTGCTGCTGCAACTCCAGCTGCTGCAAAGGCTAAAACTGCCTTCTTACTAAAGTCGCCTATCTTGCTTGAACTCTTTTGAACTGTATCGTCGGCTTGATCTAGTTTCTTTTTAAGATCATCAATATCAGCAAGGATCGATAACTTTAACGTGCGATTATCTCTTGCCATTATGTCCACTCCTTAAGAATGCGCTCAAATGATTCCTGCCACTTGTTCACTAATTCAGGCTGAATTCTGCGAAGAGTTGGGTATATAAACCATCCACGACTGCCACCGCCAGGTGCTCGCCCTGAAAACGCTGGGAACTGTTTAAACCTGTTTGATCCAAACTCAATACCGCCCCAAAGCGTTTGTGTAGTAGCACCACCTGAAAATTTTTGTCTAGCAAACCCATATCTAAACTCACCGATTTTGCTTGACTTCGAAATGCTAACTCCGTCCGCAACTCTTTGCGCAACTTCGCCCGCTTTTGTTCTGCCTCTAGCTGCTTGTTTAATTTCTTCTGATGCAAAATACGCCAAAGCAGCAGACTGCCTTCTTGCTTCATCCGTTGCTTGATCATCCATAAGTTTGAACGCTTTGTAGACATCGCGGAGGTCGGATTTGTCATAGGCAATTTTGGAATCATTAGCCATTTCCTCGCTCCTTTAAAATCTCGACTGCAGTTAGTAAATCTTCTGCGCTTGTCCACTCACTCATTGGAATGTGGGTGGCTATTGCCACCGCAACAAGTAAACGGCTTACGCTTCCTTCTGGATGACTTTTGGGTCATCCGCATCACCAACTATTACGTCGGCAACTGTTTCCATCCAGGCATCCATCGGCTTGACTGGTCTTGCGCCACCGATAGCACGCTTATGGGCATGATAAGCCAAAAACATAAGATCCCACATGCCAATCTTTTCTTTGGCTTGTCCAATCGTGTTTCCTGTCTGTTTCTCCCATTTCGCCCACTCAGGAGGTTGGGCTATGTATGTTTCCTGCTCTCCTGAGTTGTATTCAATTGTTATTGGTAATTTCATTTGTTTGCTCCCGTTTTTTTAATTAAGCGAATGACTCCGCTGGTACTCCGATAACCTGGAATGATAAAGATACAGTCTGGGCATCTGGTGCAGTTCCACCAGCTGATGGCCATGATGGCAATACCTGGAAAGTAAATACTGCTCCAGTTGAAGCTGTAAATACTGTGTTGATACCTGTGTTTGGTGCAGATTCTGAAGCAGACCATAGAATCTCACATAAAGATCCAGTTGCTCCCCAATCGGATAGCATTTCGACATCGAATACAAAATCGTTGTCAATAACTTTGTAGGATTTTCCGTCTAGTGTTTCATAGACTTGACGATCCATTGATCCAGTAAGTGTTGCTGTTGTTGCTTGTGCATCGAAATTATTACCGCCAATAGTGAAGGTAATATCGCGACCGGTAATAACTGTCGTTGGCATTTTGCTCCTTAGATTGTTCTCGTGTAATAGGTAGAAACTCTCACGTCTGCAATTAGCAGAGTGCTTGCTCCAACTTGTGTAACTGTTGGTCTTTCGACCGAGCTGACGATGTATCCTGCTGGGATCACTGCCAGAACGCTGATGATTAGTTGTTCGATATTGTCCAAAGATGCTGGGTTGCTGTTATAGGCAACGGCAACTGTGATGGTCATATTAATCTTGGCTCGAATATTTGATTTGCTTATTGTTTCAAATTCAAGGTACGGCGAATCTGGCACGCAAACCACTGCTGGCGGAATAACTGATTCTGGTACGAAACTGTAAACATTACCTGCAACGCTTGCTAAAGCTGTTGCTAAAGGTGTTCGGACTTGCTCAAGGATTGTCTGATTAGGCATTATTGAGCCATGCTTTCAACATCGATAAAAGGACCTAACAAGCCAACGCATCGATTAAATAATGATCTGCCCATTCTAAAAGGTGTTGCTGTGAAATCTACGCCTTCAATCTGACCTCCTCCTGCAAGGCGAGATTGGAATACTTCTAAAGATACTGCGAAGGTTGCTGAGCGGACTGGTTGGTTGCCAACATAAGTTGCAGCAGCTGTAAGGGTTGCAGTTCCTGATGGGATGATATTTGCGCTCGCCACATCTGCGTTTGTAATGGCGCATGAGAATGTATATTGTCCAAGATTATCTG